AAAACCTAAAGAAAGTAAACCTAAGTTTCAAGGATTTGCTGAAGGAAGAAGTAAGTAATGTACGAACAGTCACTATATAAAGTAATACAACCAATTAAACTAACCACTATTAATAGAATTAATAAAGGTAAGAAATGGAAGTATGGTTACAATAAGGAGAGTGATGTAGTAGTTATATCTAAATCTGGACAGATAGGTGAAATACTAGAGATACAAGGCTTAAAGATAGCTTTACCTAAAGTACCTAAAGAAGTGTTCAGTTGCTCTAAGAAAAAGAGTGAACAGAAGTGGGAGAGGTTTGATATACCAAAAGCTTTTTCTAAAATAAAAACTAGGTTTGATTGGGATGATTATCCTAAAGAGTTTAAAGAAACTCATTATGCTTATATCGACCAAGAGTTTAATAGAAGAGATAACGGTTTCTGGTTTATGAATAATGGTGTACCAACTTATACACCTGGTAGTTATTATATGTATTTGCAATGGAGCAAGATTGATGTAGGCGCTCCAGACTTTAGAGAGGCAAATAGATTATTTTTTATATTTTGGGAGGCGTGTAAAGCTGATCAAAGATGTTACGGAATGTGCTATCTTAAGAATAGACGTTCTGGATTTTCTTTCATGAGTTCGGCTGAAACCGTTAACTTAGCCACTTTAGCAAGTGATAGTAGATTTGGGGTATTGTCAAAAAGTGGTGGTGACGCTAAGAAAATGTTTACGGATAAGATAGTACCTATAAGTATTAATTATCCGTTTTTCTTTAAGCCTATACAAGATGGTATGGATCGCCCGAAGTCAGAGCTAGCTTATCGTATTCCAGCTAAGAAGTTTACTAGAAGAAAGATGAGGGAGAATGAAGCTGAAGATGATATGCAAGGTCTTGATACTACTATTGACTGGAAGAATACTGGTGACAACAGTTATGATGGGGAAAAGCTTTCTTTATTAGTACACGATGAGAGTGGTAAGTGGGAAAGACCTGACAACATACTTAACAACTGGAGAGTAACTAAAACTTGTTTAAGGTTAGGTGGTAGAATAGTAGGTAAATGTATGATGGGTTCAACATCAAACGCTTTAGATAAAGGTGGTGATAACTTTAAAAAACTTTACAATGATTCAGATGTTACCAAGCGAAATAGAAATGGTCAGACGAAGTCTGGTTTATATTCTTTGTTTATCCCAATGGAGTGGAACTATGAAGGATTTATTGACGAGTTCGGACTTCCAGTTTTTGATACACCAGACGATGACAGGCGAGGACCACACGGTGCATTAATAGATATAGGAGTTGTAGATTATTGGGAGAATGAAGTAGAAGGTTTAAAGGATGATCAAGATGCTTTAAACGAATACTACAGACAGTTCCCTAGAACAGAAGAGCATGCATTTAGAGATGAGACAAAAAATTCTTTGTTTAATCTCATAAAGATATACGAGCAGATAGATTACAACGAGGGTAATAGAAACTCCTCTGTGTTAACTACTGGTAATTTTCAATGGGTTAATGGAGTTAAAGATACAAAAGTAGTATTCAACCCAGATCCCAATGGTAGATTTAAAGTTAGCTGGGTACCTAATGTTGCAATGCAAAATAATGTTGTTATCAAAAACGGTGTTAAATATCCTGGCAATGAACACGTAGGAGCATTCGGTTGTGATAGCTACGATATATCAGGTACTGTAGACGGTAAAGGATCCAAAGGTGCTTTGCATGGTTTAACTAAGTTTAGTATGGAAGACGCTCCAACTAATACTTTCTTTTTAGAATACTTAGCTAGACCACAAACAGCTGAAATATTTTTTGAGGATGTACTCATGTCACTAGTATTTTATGGTATGCCAATACTAGCAGAGAATAATAAACCTAGATTACTATACTATTTAAGACGTAGAGGTTATAGGGGTTTTAGTATGAACAGGCCAGATAAAATATGGAATAAATTGTCTGTAGCAGAAAGGGAGGTTGGTGGCATGCCAAACTCTAGTGAGGATATAAAACAAGCTCACGCTGCAGCTATTGAAATGTATATCAATGAACACGTAGGTTTGCTTCAAGATGGTACTTACGGTACTATGTATTTCAATAATACACTTAATGATTGGAGCAAATTCAATATAAACAAGAGAACAAAACACGATGCTTCCATTAGTACTGGATTAGCTATCATGGCTTGTAATAGACATTTATATAGACCAAACCCTGAAACTAAAAGACAACCATTAGATATAAGTATATCTAGATACAATAACAAAGGAATATCATCTAAAATAATAAAGTAGTATGACAGAGTCTGTTATAAACTTTCCGTCGCAAGCGGTTAGTGATTTGGAAAAAATGACACCTGAATATGGTTTAAAAGTAGGTAGAGCCATAGAAGCAGAGTGGTTTGGTGGTGAAGCTGCTATAAGTAAAGGGTATGGTCAACGAGGTAGATATGCTGGTAATGTTAATAATTTCCATAAATTAAGATTATATGCTAGAGGTGAGCAGTCTATAGAAAAGTATAAAAACGAACTGTCTATAAATGGTGACTTAAGCTATTTAAACCTAGACTGGAAACCTGTACCTGTAATATCTAAATTCGTAGATATTGTAGTTAACGGTATGTCTCAAAGGAGTTATGAAATAAACGCTTTCTCTCAAGACCCAAGTGGTATGAGTAGAAGAACTGAGTATATGGAGTCTATGCTTGAAGATATAAGAGCTAAGGAGTATAACGACATGGTGCAGGAGGGTTTTGGAATGGATATATATACTAATGAAAAAGAAACGCTACCTGATAGTGAGGAGGAATTAGCTCTGCATATGCAGCTTAGTTATAAGCAGGCTATTGAAATAGCTGAAGAGCAAGCTATAAACACTTTAATGGAAGGTTGTAATTACGATTTAATTAAACGTAGAGCTTTATATGACTTAGTGACTATAGGTATAGGTGCTACAAAAACAAGTTTTAATTATAGTGATGGTGCTAAGATTGAGTATGTAGATCCAGCTAACTTAGTTTACTCCTACACTGAGTCACCTTATTTTGACGATATATATTATGTTGGTGAGGTTAAAACAGTACCTATAAATGAGTTAGTAAAAGAGTTTCCAGAATTAACAGAATCAGATATTTCTGATATTCTTAAAAACTCTAGCAGTTCTCATCAAGCACTTCGTAGTCACAGAGAAAATCAAGTGTCTGTATTGTATTTTAACTTTAAGACCAACGCTAACAATGTTTACAAGATAAAAGAAACTGGTACTGGAGCCGAGAAGATTATAAAGAAAGATGATACATTTAACCCACCTGCAGATATGGAGGGTAACTTTTCTAGGTTAGATAGAGTCATGGAGGTTATGTATGAAGGTGTTTTAGTTCTAGGCACAGATAAACTACTAAAGTGGCAGATGGCTTCTAACATGATGAGGTCTAAGTCTGATTTTGGTAAAGTGAAAATGAACTATAATATTGTTGCACCTAGAATGTATGATGGTAGAATAGAATCTTTAGTTAGCAGAATAACCGGGTTCGCAGATACCATACAACTAACACATTTAAAAATTCAGCAAGTCATGAACCGTATGGTTCCTGATGGTGTTTATTTAGATGCTGATGGTTTAGCTGAAATAGATTTAGGTAACGGCACAAACTACAATCCACAAGAAGCTTTAAACATGTTCTTCCAAACAGGTTCTGTTATTGGTAGATCATTTACTTCAGATGGTGATATGAATCCAGGTAAAGTACCTATTCAACAAATACAGAACGGTAGTGGTGGTAATAAGCTTCAAACATTAATAGCTACATATAACTACTATCTTCAAATGATACGTGATGTTACCGGACTTAATGAAGCTAGAGATGGTAGTATGCCAGATAAGAATGCTTTAGTTGGAGTTCAAAAGCTAGCTGCTGCTAATAGTAATACAGCTACTAGACACATATTACAGTCTATGCTTTATTTAACAGCTGAAGCAGCCGAGTGTTTATCATTAAGAGTATCTGATATTATAGAGTACTCACCTACAAAAGAAGCTTTTATAAAAGCTATAGGTTCTCATAACGTAGCTACACTTGAAGAATTGAAAGAGTTGCACTTATATGACTTTGGTATATTTATAGAATTAATGCCGGACGAGGAAGAAAAAGCCATGCTAGAGAATAACATTCAAGTTGCTTTAAGTCAAGGTTTAATAGATTTAGACGATGCTATAGATGTTAGAGAAATAAGGAGTGTTAAGTTAGCTAACCAATTACTTAAGGTTAAAAAGAAAAAGAAGCTAGAAAGAGATCAACAAATACAACAACAAAATATTCAAGCTCAAGCACAAGCTAATCAACAAGCTCAGCAAGCTGCAGCTCAAATGGAAGTTCAGAAGAACCAAGCTAAAGCTCAAACGGATGCACAGCTAGAGCAAACGAAGAATCAATTAAAAATTCAATACTTACAACAAGAAGCTCAAGTTAAAAAAGAATTAATGCAATTAGAGTTTGAGTTGAACTCTCAGTTACAAGGAAGTGAAAGAGCCTCACGTGAAAAAATAGCTGATATGAAAAACAAGGGGCAAGAGATTAAAAAGTTTGAATCATCAGGTAATGATATAGTAACAGGTGGAGCGGGGTTAGAAAACCTTTAATCTACTAATTTTTAATATTTTATATAATTTTATTATGGAAGAAGAAGTTAAAGACACAGTTGAAGAGGCTGTAGATCAACCAGTCGAGAATACTATCGACGAATCAAAGTTTGAAAGCGCTGGAGATGATAGCGTTATTAAAGTAGATTTGAGTAAACCACCAGTAACCGAAGAAACTAATGAAACTAAAGAAGCAGAAACTGACTCAGCAGGAGTGGTGGGAGGCGATGAAAACACCGACGCCCCACAAGAACAAGAAGAAGTACAGCCGGAAGGAGAAGTACAAGAAGCAGAATCATCAGTATTAGAAGAAGTAACTGAAGAAGAAATTCAGCAACAAGTTGAAGCTATAGATGAAGAAATAAAAGAAGCTGTAGCAGAATCTCAAGCGACAGGTGAGCCATTACCAGAAGGTATTCAAGATTTAATAAATTTCATGAATGACACTGGTGGTAATCTTGAAGACTATGTTAGGTTAAACACTGATTTATCTAAGCTAGATTCAAGTGATGCTTTAGATGAATATTATAGAAAAACAAAACCTCATTTATCAGCTGAAGAAAGAAACTTTTTATTAGAAGAATCTTTTGGGTTTGATGAAGAAGTTGATGATGAGAGAGATATTAAAAGAAAGAAGATAGCTTTAAAGGAAGAGGTTGCTAAAGCTAAAAACTATTTAGAAGATCAAAAGACTAAATACTACAATGACATAAAGTCTGGTAGTAAGCTTACTGAAGAACAACAAAAAGCGATAGACTTTTTCAATAGATATAATGAAGACTCTGCAGCGCAAAAAGAAGCTACAGAAAAAAGCACAAAAATATTTCAACAACGGACAGATGCTGTCTTTAATAGTAATTTCAAAGGTTTTGATTTTAATGTTGGAGACAAAAAGTATAGGTACAATGTTAAAAACGCGGATGAGGTTAAGAACACTCAAAGTGATTTGAATAATTTCATCAACAAGTTTGTTGGGGAAGATAATAGTATTCAAGACGCAGCGGGTTATCATAAATCTTTATTTGCAGCAATGAATCCAGATGCCATTGCTAAACACTTTTATGAACAGGGTAAAGCTGATGCTATAAAGCAGAGCGTTGCTGAAGCCAAGAATGTTAATACAGAGGCGAGGTCGTCTCACGGAGAAGTTAACGCTGGTGGAATGAAAGTAAGAGTGTTAGGTGATAGTGCAGATGATTTCAAATTTAAAATTAGAAAAAGAAAATAATTAATCTTTAAATTAAAAAATTATGGCAATTACTCCAGGAACGTCTACTAGAGCTGCATCTGTTAAAGCTACTCTAGCTGACAATTATTTAGACATTGCCACTAACGGTTGGGCTCAACAATACTTGCCTGACTTAATGGAAAAAGAAGCTGAGGTTTACGGTAAACGAACTATCTCAGGGTTCTTAGGCCAAGTTGGTGCGGAAGAAGCAATGTCGGCTGATCAAGTTATTTGGTCGGAACAAGGTAGATTACATCTATCTTATAAAGCAAAATGTGTTACAGCTGCAACTGGTTTAGTAGAAATTGAAGCTGATATTGATGGTGTTACTACTTACAGTAAAGGTGATGATCACGGTGTTAGAGTTGGTGATATGGTATTACTAGCAGGTCACGGTCAAACTATTCGAGGTTATGTTAGCGCTGTTAATATGGGTCTTAGTGATGGTGCCGCTGATGCTAGTGGTGCTGTAGCAGGTTCTAATTGCGTTACTGTCTTACCTTATGAGTTTGATACTCTTGCAAGTGCAGGTTTCGGTAATGGTGAAAACACTTGTTCATTATTAGTGTTTGGTTCTGATTTCGGTAAAGGTACTAACAATCAAACTGTAGCTAACTC